TCCACTCGGCCGGAGTCTTGGCATGGCGGAAATCCACCGGCTCGACGATCACCCCGTCGTACTCCTCCAAATGCTCTCTTGCCAGCCGTGCCAAGTCCCGCACCTCATCGGTAGCTTGTGCCCAACTCGTTGCGTCGGTCGGGAACTGCTCTAAAACTTTTCGATCTCCCGTTTCATAATTTTGTCTTTTAAATCGTTTGTTATCAGTTCTTTATTACGAATCCAAGATAACATCACGGTTTGGAATACGCAAGTTATTCATCAATTTAATTCAAAGAATATCAGTAATTTACATTAACATTAAAGCACACTACAAATCTTTCTCAACGCCTCGCGCTCCTTCTCGTCGAGTGAGCAGACGAAGTCGTCGTTGCTGTAGTAGTTGCCATCCTCGTCCTGCTTGCCGAAGCAGCGGTCGTCGGCGATACGCAGGATATATCCGATGGTGCGGTAGTCTGTTCTCGTGAGGCCGGTGATGGAATACGTTCCGGCTTTGGTGATATTGACTTTCATTGTAAGTGTAGTTTAAGATGCCCGCCCCGATTGTTTCGGGGCGGGCTGTCGGTTATTTATCCTATCGGAAAGACTTCTATGTCGTGTACCGACTGTGCAATATTACAGCTCCCTTTGCGCGTGAATCGATAGATCGCTCGGTTTTCGCGGTCTCGGACGGTACGGTAGTATTCATAAACCACGCAGTCGTATTTCAGTTTGAAAAGCTGGCCGGGATTGAGTTCAGACACACGCATCGGCTCGTTCAGGTATTCATCGAGCGGATACGAGCCTTTTACTTTTTTTGGGAGACGGAGTTGGCCGTCGGGTCGATCTCGACCTCATAACGGTCGTTTTCATCCTCCTCGGTTACGGCATCGACTGCCACCGTTATCCTCCCGCCGGCGGGTTCCATGCTCTTGATCTTGATATCGACTATTTCGATGTCCGAAGTCTGCGCCACGAGGGTTCTTGCGATCCGAAAGGCTTGTTCTCTTTTCATGGCTTTACGATTTTAAGTTATTCGCGTTCAGTGCTTTATTATAAGTCTAAGGTAACGCAATCGTTCGGGACACGCAAGTCTTTCGGAAGATTTATTTACCTTATTATCAATGCCTTACATTCAACTCAGACAACGGATTTTCGGGAGTATTTTCATTTACCAGCCTGTTCCTCGAATTCATAATTTCCGCATTTCAAAGGAATAGGAGGTCGGCTATACGCCGATCTCCCAATAGCTCCATGCTCCGTCGCGGTAGATGTATTTGTAACGGATGTCGTACTCCCGCTCCCGCAGGTAGGCGGCGAACGTCTTGTGGAGCCGCGGGCTGTTGTCGTAACCCTCCTCCGGACGTTCGAACGTACAGCGGCGTAAGGTCCGTTCGACGTCGAGCAAATTACCGCGCTCAACCAACGCAGCCGCTTTTTCCGGTGTGGCGTAATATTCGCTCAAGGTCGTGCCCAACGTATCGGGATTACCGTCCCGCCATACATAAACACTCTTGACTTCGCCTGTTGCCAATTGCACTCCGATTCTTGCCCTCGTACTCATAATACACTCTGTTTTAACCGTTTATCGTATGACAAACATAACATCATTATCCGGAACACGCAAGTCAATCGGCAGCTTAATTCAAAGATATTCAACAATTTACCTCCTTCGATTCAGAAGAGTCGTCCGGCTCTCTCGTAAGCGACCATTCGGCATTCGACTTCTGCGAATGTCTGCCCGTATTTGAAGCCTTCGGATGACTTATTTTCGACCTTCGAGAGTAATTGCAGTTCGCGCCACAATTCAGGATGGCGGCGGCGCAGGTCGGCGAAGACCGGAATGCGGCAGTTGGGGCAGAACCAGCAACCGCCCCGATGCGAGGTTCGGTAGAGAGGCGACAGCAAGTCGTATTCTTCGCACTTGCGTCGAGCGTCCGCCTCGGTGTACCCGTACTTGGCGAGCAAGCTCGTTTTACGAATATATCCTCTGTCCTTCATCCGCGCGAGTCGTTTCGGTTCGTCGGCCGCGATACCGACATACTGCACGACGCCTCGCTTACGGAAGCGACCGTAATAACGGTGTATAGGCTGTATTTTGAGGTCTCGGTTGGCGCAGCATTTTCCGCCGATAAGCCAGCCGCGCAGCATACCCTTATGCGTACCGCTCCGAATGACCGTATGGAAGAGCGTGAGATAGTCTTTCTCCGAACGGACGACATCGACCCGAACACCCAAGTCAGCAAGACGCGGAATCGCCGTCGAGTAGATCCACTCGATGTGTTCGGGGATTTCGCCGCTGATGCCACGCCGGTGGTCGAACATCACCTCCGAAAAGACGGCGGCATCCAACGGCTCGCCGTGTTCGAGGGCAAGGAGGATCGTAGCGATCGAGTCCTTGCCGAACGAACACGAAGCGATATAGGCGGGGTTGTCATAGGTGCGCGGAATCATATCAGAGAGAGGGTTTGCTGTTCGAGTCTCTTCTCGCAAATTGCGACATACTCCTCATTAGGTTCGAAGCCGATATAATTTCTCCCTAACTGTCGGGCGACGACGGCCGTCGTGCCGCTACCCATAAAGGGATCGAGAACAACGCCCCCTTCGGGACAGCCGGCTTCGATCGGCGTCTCGACCAATCGCGAAGGATACATGGCATAGTGCGCCTCGTGGCTCGGTTCATAAGGGATACGCCACACGCACCGCATATTGCGGCCGCGAGGATCGGTCGTCCGCTGCATTCCGATACCGTTCAACTTTCGATAATCCGCACTCTTCCCATTGAGTGTTCGAGCGCGGCGATAACGTCCGAAGGTCGATTCGGCATACGGCTCGAACTGCTGCGCGAAGTAGTATCGCTGCGACTTGGTGAAGAAAAACACCTTTTCGAAGTCTACTGTGAAGCGGTCGCGGACGGACGAAGGCATACAGGCGGGCTTGTACCAGATGATCTCGTTGCGCAGCACCCACCCGCGCAGGATCATTTCGTCGGCGAACTTATTCGGAATATTGCACAGCGATTTGGAGGGAAACGTATTCGCGGAAGACATCTTGCGTTTACCTGTAACGAAGTTACGGTTATTGCCGCGGCTGATCGTCTGAGGACACTCCTTTTTGTTGCTGTACTTTTGCGGGTTGTTGTAGGTATCGCCCAAGTTCACCCACAGCGTGCCGGAGGATTTCAGTACGCGGCGGCATTCGTCGAAGATCATACACAAGTGCGCGATGAACTCCTCGCGCGTAGGCTCCAATCCCAACTGTCCCGACCAGCCATCCGGCCACACGATCGAGCCGATGCCGTAGTCGCGCATCTGCCAATAGGGAGGCGACGTGACGATGCAGTCCACCGATTCGTCGGGAAGTTGTCGTAGGCCGGTAAGGGCGTCGGTGTTGTATATGACATTCAGTTTCATCTGCTGAATAAGCTATTATCGGTTATCTTTTTCATACCTTTGCAGGTATGGATATCATGGATGTTCGAGAATATCTCGTTTCTTTACCTGCGGTCGAGGAGTGCCAGCCTTTCGGCGAGGAGTGGCTCGTCTATAAAGTCGGCGGCAGGATGTTCGCTGCCTATGGGTTCGAGCGCCCGCAGTACCTGCCCGTCAAGTGCGACCCCGACCGGGCCATTCTTCTGCGGGATGAATTCCCGGCCATCACTCCGGCATGGCACTTCAATAAGAGGCATTGGAACGACCTTCGTTTCGAAGCACTCCCCGATGAGGTCGTCATGCGAGAAATCCGCCATTCGTTTCTTACTGTTATCCGGAAGAACGTCACACCAGCAGCTCTCCGCGAAGAGCTGCTGAAGATGGTTGCGGAGGCAGGCGTCGCAGATGCGCCACTCGACCTTTAGTAGTTTGTTACCATCCACTCCTCTTGTCGGCGGCGGGACTCCTTGGAGGCCGTGATCTGCCGCTCGATGGGATGTATCGTCCACCCGAAGCGCGAAACGTATTCGCGGATACGCTCGTGCGGAAACATCGTCAGCATGAACTTACCTTCCACCTCTGAAAGAATAGCCAGCAGTTCTTCCAAATCCTGCTCGTTGAAGGTATCCGAGTAGTGACCGCAGTCGGAGCCCACATAGGGCGGATCGACGAAGTGGAACGCCTCCGGACAATCGTACCGTCGGATGACGTTTTTGCCGTCCTCGCTCTCCACGGTGACGTGTGCAAGGCGCTGACAGACCGCTTCCGTGAACTGATCCTTGCCGTTGAAGAGTTTGAGCGTCGTCGTACCGCTGCGGTCGTAGCCGAACGTCCCGTCAAGCATCGAGGCGAAGCCCAACTTCGAGCCGATCCAGATCGCCCATGCACGCTGTACCGGAGTGAAGAACTGCGGGTGGGTCATGATATGCTTGGCGTGGGTGTGCTGGTCGCGCGAATGCAGGCTGGCATCGATCTCGCGTTTGAGTGCCGGATAGTCGCTCTGCGCCACGCGGTAGAAGTTGATCAACTCCTTGTTCATGTCGTTGATGACCTCGCACGATACGGGTTGCTTGCCGAAGAGTACGGCGCATCCGCCGCAGTAGGCTTCGGTATAGACCTTATGTTCGGGAATGAGCGGCAGGATGTATTTGAGCATCGTCTGCTTGCCGCCGTAATAGCTGATCGGTGTTTTGAGTCTTGCTTTTGCCATGATTAGAAGCGCGGAATTTTGAATTTCAGGATAAGGAGTAGCAGGAAAAGGACGATAAGCCCCACGGCGATCCACTTGACCGCCATAACGGACGAAGGAGGCTTTTCAACCACCTCATCTTCCTGTTTGCTTTGCCATCGGGTATGTATATCGTTTCGCACCGTGCTGTCCGTGGCGGTAAGGCGTTCGGCATCGGCTGCAATCTCCGTACGAACGATACGCCGTACGGCCGGAGCCGTCTGAGTAATGGTTTGTCCCCGTAAAGGCTCTTCGGCAGGGAGACTGTCCTGCATAGCCATGTGCGGTTCGGGAAGCTCAGTCGGCGGAGTAATCGTCGGAGGATAGAACTCCACGACGGTCTGCGAGAGCGTACCCCACTCGTGCAACACGTCGGTGACGGCCTTGCGGATTTCACTTCGGTCGAGCGAGGTGCTGTCTGTGATGCTATGACGTTGCGTCTTGCGCAAGGGGCTGCACGCTGCGGCAAGCAGCAGCAAAACGAGCAGACAGATGGTCTTACTGTTTCTCATCGTGTTTGGATGCATTAAGGATTCGTTTGATACGCTCGCGGCGCTCCTGCATGGTCAGCAGTTCCGGCGTTTCTGTGGCTTCCGTCTCCCACGGGAGCGGAAACATCTCGGTCATCGCTCGTCGTTCCTTGCGGTCGAGTTGGATGGAGGTAAGCACCCACACCGCCCAGCGTTCGCATTCCCACGCCTGCTGTTGGCGAATCTGTTCCAGCTCCGACCATCCCAGCCACGCATAGATGAACTCTGCGGGCGTGAGGGCATCGAAATCTTCCGGACGCATAGACATCTGACCGACGGCGATGGCGAACCAACGCTCGTAGGTGATGCGGCGGTCGTCTACCTCTTCCGCGCCGCCGCACGTCCGTTTTTTACCATTCCACCCAGCTTATCGGTCAGCGGCGCAATACTATCGACGAAAAGTTGCGTGATTTCCAGCACGAGGTGCGGTTCGTCGTCGAAGATGTCCCACACGTCGTCCTCCGTGTAGCGGCATTCGCTGCCGGAGCGTCGTGCGCCCTCGTTGAGCCCGACGGCCGTGAGAGCGACGATGCTGTCTATACTCCCGACGGCGGCTGTTGTGGTGATGTTCTCGGCGAAGTCCGATTCCTGACGTTTGGTAAACTCCGCGATGGCCTTCATCCCGAAATGGATCGGCGTGGCTTTCCCGTTGATCATGATCTCTTTCATGACTGCTGCTGGGTTGTGTCTTGGGGTGACAAATTGCCGCTCCCGGTAAGCGAATAGTTGTAGGTGGCATTGTCGCCGGCCGGAGCGCCTAACGAGAACGAGGTGATGTACGCCTTGCCGTGGTAGGTCTTCGAAAGACCCGACAGCGGCGATTTGATTACCACATCGACGAGTTTCTTCGAAAGGACGATGCCCAGCACATCCTCCGAGGTGTGGCTATCTTCGATGGAGTCGTCCACCACCACGAGGCCGTCCCCGTCTACCGACCACGAGATGTCGCCGGGCGACTGTTCCTTACCGTTAGTATCCTTCGTGCGAAGCTCTTTGAGCTCCAAGTCCACCTTCAGGTTGTGCGTGGTGGCATGGAGCGTCGTCTTGCTGTCGACCAGAACGATGATATCCTCGCCCTGAATCACTTTTTTCTCTGCCATGTTAAATTATTTTGAATGTTATCGTATATCCATGCAAATCGAAATCGGCGTAGTAGCTGTATTCCGAAGACTTCCAGCGGCAACGCCTTCCTGCCAACGCTATTCCGTCGAGGGCTCGGATCGCTCTGCGTTTAAGCGCCTCGGCTGAAGCCATACGGTCGTGGATGAGCGCCACCTCGAAAAGCGTCTGCACTCCGGCGATGCCATGCTTCGTATGCAGGGGCGTCTCCTCCGGCGTCGTAAAGGCGGCATAGGGAACAGGAGTCTCGGCATCCACAGCCCCGGCCTGCACCTTGCCCCGAAGTTCGGGAGCGGCCACTTCGAGTGCGGCGATAAATGCTGTCTTGAAATCTTCGATCATCCCTTGACGGGTTTAAAGTGTTTCTGAACATAGCGTTCGACGGCAGCGGCTAGTTCGTCGCCGAAGATCGTAATCGTACGTTCTCCGCTTTCATCATAAGCCATTTCGAGAAAGGGTGTCGCACGAATGCCCTTGACGCTGCGGACGAAGATTTTCTCACCCTGCTTGTTCTCGAAGACGAGCATCTTGCCTTTGCGCGAGAGGCGCGGGTCCTTCGTCCCCTCGTGGATAAATTTGCCGTAGTATTGGTTCACCGCACCGCTCTTTTTCGACCTGTCGAAGACCGGCTTCACAGCTACGGACACTTCCGCCTTCGGAGCGTTGCGATCCCGAAAGCGGACGATACGCAGTTGGCCTTTGAGTTTGCCGCTCCTGACCGGGACCTTGCCCCGCGCTGAAGTGAGCATCGGCCGTGCTGACTGGCGGAGCGCTGCCAGCAGGATGCTTTTCTGCATCCCGTCGGGCAGGCCGTCGAGAATCTCTTTCGCCTGACGGTAACCATTTACTTCAATTGTCAGCATCGCTCTTTTTGACCTTTATGTGGAGATACTTGCGACGGCCCTCTTCATGCACCGAAACGATGCGGTAGACCATGTCGCCCTCGCGCACCTGATACGAAGCGCGGATACCCGGTCGCCAACGGATCGTATAGGCGATTTCGTCCTCGTGGAGAATACGTCCGGCAAAGAGGTTCTCCCGGCCGCCGGCTTCGGTGCGCTGCGCATAGCAGACAGCTACGCACCTCATCTCCTCGCAGCGTTCGTTATAGGCGTCCCGCTTCTCGGTGGGCGCCATGATCTCAATGCGGGTATCAAACACGGTCGTCACGATAAGGGGTTACGCGCCACGGAGCGAGCAGCTTTTCCGCCGTAAGGGAGAGTTCCGAAACGGAGCATCCCACGATATTGTCCGACTCGTTGTCGTAGAGCGTTCCCAAGATCAGCAGAATCGCAGCCTTGATCGCCGGCGGAATCGTCTCCGCATCGTACCCCTCGGTAGCCTTCACATGGAACTTCCTTCCGGAGAAGCGTTCGGCATCGATCAACAACAGGTGGGCATCGTAGTCGTCAGCCAACAGGAGGTAATCTTCGTCCGGCGTGAGGATACCGTCAGGTGAGGAGACCTCCGCGATGGCGGCAGTACGGACAGGGAGCCGGACAGCATCCTCTGCTGCGCCCAAAAGCACATCGAACTCGACGTAGCGGTCGCGGATGCGGCGTCCGGTCATGTCCTCGGCGATGCCGACGGCCATCTCCAATTTGGCATCGATAAGTGCATGGTCGTGCATA